AAATGTTTGCACACCGATTGAGGCCCCTGTGCTACATACATCCTGTGTCATAGAATTATATGATGGCGCTGACGCTGTCGGTGGTGCTGATTTTATATTAGAATTAGATGTTGAATTAGTTGTTGTATTAGATGATGATCCGGTAGCGTAAGTCGTAGCTCCTCCTTCGTATCCACCTTCAATACTTGTATTAGATCCCGAAACGTTTGTTTGTGAAGTTGCTGAATTTGCTGGTCCACCAAATAAAGCTAACAAAGTTAACATAAATATTAACAGAGCTGTGAATCTGTAATCCATGCGTAGGCCCTCCATTACTTTGCCGCTCTACAACTTGGACAAGTTCTTTTGTAAGAATTAGGGTGTTTATCACACACTAATTTTATTTCAGGCTTAGGTGCTTCTGTGTACAGTGTTAGATGTTCATCTACTTTTTCACATTTACAAAATTTACCAAATATTTTTTCTAACCATTTTTTAATCATGTTTTTTCTCCTCGATTTCATAGAAGAACTTATCTGTATCTTCCGTTTTCCATGTACCTGAGTCCTCTACATTCCATTCATTGGTTTGAACTTTCCAGTCAGGAATATTATCCTTAACTGTAAATGAAGGTAGGTCCCAAATTATTCTGTTGTTAGGTTGAGCCGCATAATTACCATCATCTAAGGCTATTATGTGAGCGCACTTATGTTCGTGCGGTATTTCCGAATGATCGGTATCTAGTATATTACTATCTGGGTGCGCAAAGTCAATGGTAAATAAGTATTTACCATGATGCCATTTCTTATCTTTACCTATGTATTTACCCGATGCTGCGTTTAAAATATCAAATATAGTAACAGCAGGGTAATAACTAAAACTATTCCAAAGCTCAAGTTCATCAAGTCGTCTATGTGGAACAGCTTTCGGTTGAAAACCACGTTGAATAAAAGCCGTAATTGGTAGGCGATAAAATATTGCACCGTTCTCCATAATAGCGTGCCATAGTATAGCCCTTCCAGCCACACACGATATAGCAAAGATAATACAGTCTTCAACTTCTCCGTGATGTTTTTTACAGTCATATAAAAATTCTCTCCTTATTTGTGCGTAGGTCGGCGGTATATTTGCGTTTAAGTATGCCATAATTTATCACGTAATGCTACCCCAATTTTTACCTTTTTTATAGTTAACTTTGTTTTTTACTTCAAGAGGAATAGCTTGCTCCATTGTTTGTTTAACTACTAATGCATCATTATCATTTTTTATCGATAGACACAACTCATCGTGTATCTGTATCTGTGGTAAAATACCCTTTTCATATAAATCTACCATAGCTTTTTTGGTCATGTCTGCCGCACTACCCTGTATTAATCTATTTAATGCTTTGTAAGTAAATGCAGGTTTATAGTATCTATCAAAATCTTGCATGTAATTATCTGCTACATTATCTTTAAATTTTTCTAATAGTTCAGCTTTAAATGCTGTCTCTGCATCTTGTCTAGTTAATATTGGGACCGGTTCATATCTGTTAATTGTATTGTTCCATTCTCTATTTCTTGTTTCCCATTTGTTAAACCTACAAAATCTATCTTTTAATGTAAATAATAATTTATGTTCTTCTGCAAACTCAATTAGATCTTGAGATAACCTTCTTACAAAAGGAACTTTAGCATGGTACTCAGCAAATAATGCGTTTGCTTTTGGTCTAGTTAAATTTAATTCACTAGCTAATTTTATTTTACCCATACCATAGAAGAGTCCTAAATTAATTGTCTTGGCCATGGTCCGTGATATCTGAGCCATGTCTGCAACGATCTGGTGAAAGTCTGCATCCTCTTTGTTAAACTCATCCTTTAATGTATCTGTTCCAGGTAGACCTAATTTTAATGCATAGTGTACAACGATACGTGGTTCTTGTTGACTGTAATCAAATGATCCCCATACACAACCATCTTCAGGTAAAAATAATTCTCTCATCTTCTTACCTATAATACCTCTTGAAGGAATTTGTTGTAAGTTAGGGTTAGACATAGAGAATCTACCAGTGACCGTTCCACCTTGGTCCGATCTTATCTGATTGATGTCTGCATGTATTCTACCTTCGTGTACAAATTCTAACAGTCCTTCAACAAAAGTACCTTTAGCTTTGTCACACTCTCTAGCTTTTACAATCATACGCAAGTAACGATTTTCATGAGTCTTTAAAAAATCTTTTGGTAGTTGTGGTAGACCTGCTTTTGTTTTTTTGTACTTTGTTATTTTTTGATGATCTAATAAATGTTTAATTGATGATGCTGCCCAAATTTCTACATCAAGGCCAGTACGTTTCTTAATAATCTTAATTAAATTATCTCTACGTTTTTCTAAAAGTTTTCCAAGTGTCTTAGCTTTTTCGACATCTATCTTAACGCCTTTAAACTTCATGTCAACTAGACAAGGAAATAATTTTGTTTCTAATTCAAATATTTGTTTACAAGTTTTTAATTCTTTGCTTCCATCTTCGTTAATTTTTGTATATAATACTTCATCTAATTTTTTCTCAAACAAATTCCATAACTTTAAAGTTAAGTTTACATCTTGCTCTGCATAATCTTTTACTAATGAGTATGGTAACTTGTGCATGTTAGACATAGGATCTTTTATTCCACACTCTGCTAATGATTTTTCTGCAAGATCATATTTGTATTTAGCTTCGTTTAAATAATCCTTACTAATAGAATCTAAAGAATATCTCATTCTTGTTTCATCAATGACTGATGCGGCAATCATAGTATCTAGTAATTGTCCTTGTGGCATGTCTCCAGTAGCTGATCTAATCCAACATACATCGTACATAGCATTATGAAATACCTTACGTATGTCCTTGTTTTTAAACACTTTTTCGTTCAAATAGTTCCATGTTTCTTCAACAGGTAAGTTGTCTGTCATGGCATGGGCTATAGGAAAATATAAAGTTTGATTCTTTGTTGCTATTGCAATCCCTGTAACAAAACCATCTTTTCTAACTGCACCTAAACCTTTTGTTTTTAGGTTAGGGTCATAGGTTTCTAAGTCAATTGCAACTAAATCTATATCTGTTAAATCTAAATCAGATAGTTGTGGAACGGTACACATTATTTATAATCCCTTTCAATAATCATTTCTATAAAATGAATTGCTTTCTCTAAGTCTTGTTTCTTTCCTTTGTCGCTATGCCTCACTATGTACTTTATAGCACAGCCTTCAGGGTAAAGCAATTTGTTCTCTATTACAAATTTACTAGGTTGTATCTTATACTTTTGATAGTGATTGCCACCTATTTGTTTATCGTATGGTTTCATCTGACTCCTAACGTTAGTTTTTTATTTGATGTTAATGTCCAATAGTCATTGATTGCTCTACTGTATGCTGTGTACTTTAATCTAAGTTGAGTAAAATACTTTTCTCTTCTTGTTATAGTCTCATCTACAATTACGTTATCAAACGTTAAACCTTTTACTGTGTGTATGTTGCCATACTTAACTCTAATTTCTTTATCAAAATCAAAACCTTTTTTTAAAATTCTATTAATATAAATTAATCTTTCTTGTGTAGTCTTTGAAGGTATTCTAATTAAATCAAACTGTGTGTATTGTGCAGTCTCTGGTTTTAGTACACCTTTTTCAATCAATTGATCTAATGTATAATCTTGTTTAATCCAATCATCAAATATATCTGTATTAGATTTACCTCTAACAATTACTTTACTACCCATGTAATCCCAAAAATGTTTTATCTGTGTTAGACTCATGGGTTCACCTTTTACAAACTCTGGCCATAACTTATGTGATCTTAATTCTTTTTTAGATACAAATGCAGATTGATCTACATGAGCAAACTCTATTCCTCTTTTAATAAAAAATTCTCTACAACGGTTGTCACTTGGTGTTCCTCTAAATGTAAATAAAAATGTTTGATCTGTGTTTTCTATTTTATCTAATAGTATATCTAAATGTCCTGATCTTTCTAAGTCTGGTAAATAATAACCTTTACCCTGTAAGACTTCTCCATTTTTTTTTAACGGTGTCCATACTCTGTGTGATCCATAATGATTCCAAATAGGTTCTATAATACTTTTACAAAGTTTGTTTACCGCTGCACTACATCTCTTGCCCTCTTCTAATTCCTTGTAAGGGTTAGCTGCTAATTTATGAAAGTAATCTGCATCAGATCCTGCGTATTCAAATAGTGTTTGGTCCGCATCGCCTACTAAATAATAATGATTTTCTTTTACATGCGTTGCCATTTTATCAATAGCTTTTCTTTGAGGTACATTACTATCTTGACACTCATCTATAATAATTGCATCAATGTCCGGAGCTTTTGCTTCTTGTTCAAACTCATCTATCATATCTGCATAATCACATTTATTATTATCTTTTTTATAAGTAGTATAAATCTTGTGCAAATCTTTAATTAGTTGTATGTTATAAGGCTTAAATGCGTCCCTGTTAGATTGTTTCCAATACTCATCTAAAGTTTTACCATGTCCTCTAGCCTCAGATAAAAATCTATAGAACTTATGTTTCTTTTCAATATCATTCTCTGTATCTAAATTAAAATATTTATCCTGTATAATTAAATTCTTATGGTCATCATAATCAAATTTTTCTTTTCTTAATAATCTGTTTCTACAATAACTGTGTATTGTACAGATCTTATACTTCATAGATTTCTGTGTAAAACCACGTTCCTTGATCTCTGGTATTTGCAAAATAGCATCTCTAATTTGATTAGCTGCAACATTGGTGTGTGATAGTATTACAATCTTATCTGGATGATACTTTGGTAAAAGGTCCTTGTACAACCCTACAATAAACCCGTGTGTCTTACCTGTTCCTGGAGGACCTGCAATAAATCTAGGCTTCAAAATCTATCTCCCCTACAGTTTCAGTAAACTCTCCCTCTAAGATTATATCTTCTGTGTCAATCTGTGGTGTATCTATACGCCAAGATACCAAAGATTTAGTTTTGTATTTACCCCTATTTTTTTTTGCTTTTAATATTCTTTGTATCTTCATAACCAAATCAACTCTTTCATAAACTATTTTTTGGCTATGTAAGTAATCTTCAAATCTATCTAAGCTAAATTCTAATGTATCTTTTTCTTTACTAAAATATGGTAAACCATAAGTAGCTAATTCTTTTTTATCTGTGTAGGCTTTAGTCTGTTTAATGT